GTCGCGATTAAGTTATCGCGCTTAGCGCGAACAAACAAAAAAAGCCGCATAATTTATGGCGGCTTTTTTTTGGGATTTTTAATTTAACTTAGTCGGCGTTATGCGCAATTTTGCTGCCCTTTATTCTTATTTATTCGTAACAGTTACGCAATTATTGCTTGCCAATTAGCGTAACAGTTACTAAAATACAATCATACAAAATGCACCCTCAATGAGGTTTTTATGATTGATTCCCGCGATAAAAAAACACTCGATGCCTTCTCGCTAAAAAAGCGCGGCCGCCCGTCCTCAGGTAATGCGTTGAGTGCTGCTGAAAGAATGGCCGCTAAACGTGAGCGTGATCGCCTTGCTATAAATCAAGCGAGCTTCCCCGCTGATTATGCTCAGTTATCGACTATGGCTCTTTTGGAAGGCTTGGCCGAGGCTGTTCGTGATAAGTGCCAACCTGCAGCTAAGAAGATTTCTGCTGAGCTTATCAAACGAGCAAAGATTTGATTTTATCTGCTGCCAGTGGCATGCCGAAGGCTTGCAAGGGCGCGTGAGCGCGTTCCCTGTGTGCTACAGGGGCTTGCCCCCGTCCGCTTGCGGATAGTGCACAGGCATCACCTGTGGCACTTTTTACCGCGTTCGCCTGCGTTCTGGTACCGCTTTTGATTTTGCTCTTGGCCTGCGCAGCAGTGTGGGTGCTAGTTACACCCACACTTTGGTGCGGTTCCCCGCACTAATCTACATCGATTAGTATTTCCCCTGAAACACCTAGTCTTACGTAACTTATTGATTTTTCTAGTATTTTATGTGCTAGCTCTGAATCTTTTATAGGTTCTCGCCCGTCTTTTATTAGTAACTTATTGATTTCTATGCACTTTTTCCTTAGTTGCTCTTGCTCTTCCGTCGTCAATCGTAATGATGCTGGCATTATTTTCTCCTGCCGATCGGGGTTATCAACCCATTGTTGCATGCATGTTTACATAAACACTTGCATGCATGCATCCATGCATATATATTTCCGTAATGTAACATGCATGCACGCATGCAAAACGGAGATTTTACGTGTTCATAGACTGGCTAACAGTTCATCAAGACTTCGATTTTCGTCTTCCCCTTATTGGGGATAGGGCGCTTATCGTTCTTGATACTGAGACTGGCGAAGAGCTACAGGTCAAGTGTCCGACCATAAGCCATGAGGGTAGCTATTCAACCAATATTCAAATTCGTATTAGCGGCAATCGCTTATCGGTTTCTGGTAATCCTAGCCGTATTGATCGCTTAGAAAATCTTTTCGGTTTTACCTCGATTGATCAATGCATAGCAGTCTATAACCGTATTTTAAAAACCTATGATTTGCCTCTTTTAACCAAATGCACTCGTGTTTTTCATCGCACCACTTCCGGTAAAGATTCCTTGACCGAATCCGCAATGACCCTTTTGGGTTTACATGATAAGCGCTCCGTTGCCTGCTCAGATGGTGCCGTCATTACTGAAATTCATATGACAACTAACCGTGCTGTCGGCCAAAGCTGTGAGGATGAATACCTTAAGGGTATTTCGATGCTTCCTTATCGCAATTCAATTCCACGTTTGCATACAAATGGAAAAACCGTTGATTGGTTAACAAAAACAGGGAAGGGCGGTCGTCTTATTTATCAAAGGTTTTGAATTAACACTGCATGCATTACCTAAAGTCAAGCGTAAGTTTGGCGTTGACTCAGTAGAGTATAAATATTTAATCAACATAATTAATTATTGTAATTTTTACGGCGTTGTCCGTTTTGAGCAAAAAATTAAATCAGAATTTTTACGAAGAAATAATCTAAGTTTTTACGGTCTTTTTAGTGAAGATGCTTTCCGTCAAACCCATGAAGATTTTTTGAACATAGACCAAAAATTGCAGGTGGAGTCCATGAGCCTTGAAACTATTACCGCTAAGTTAATCCGTGAAGGTGTATGCGATAACACCCGCGCCGCTAACCTTACAACGCTTTACGCAATTCAATGGATGCACGGTCACGCTTTTGATCTTTCAAAGCGTCAGGTGAAAATGCATCGCGCCCGTCTTCGCAAAATCGGCATTGATATCGCTTTAACTTGTGATCTCACCAAGTTCTCATTAGTCAATGTTAAACATTCCCATACTGTAGTTGTTAAACCGTTACCGATGCCTCATTGGTACAAAAAACCGCAAGTTAATCATTTGAAAATAGCAGCCTAAGAGGGCTTAAAAATGCAAGTTAAATTTATTGGAACGCGTATAGAAAAATCAGAAGTTTACAACGGCAAAACCTATACCGTTGTTGCTGTTCCGGCTTCGGATCAATTTAGCCATCCCTCAAAGTATCGCCTGCAGTCTCTTGCACAGATTGGCCAAATTGGTTCTTTGGTCGATGTAACTTGCAACATGCAAGGCATTGTAAGAGCCAAGCAATATTTCGATAAAAATACAGGCCAACAAAAGAACTTTGATGAATCCAATGTTTTGTTGGAAGTCGTAACCTCTCAGCCTCACCAGCAACCAAAGGCTAGCTAATCATGCTTGACTGCACCGGAGAAATAACAACGTCTGCTCAAGGGCAACCGATTTGCTCCGGTGAGTGGGTCGCCACTAATTTCCAAGCTCTTCTTGAATCTATCTTCGTCACGCCTCCCGAGGAACAGATTCAACAAGCCTTCATGGTCGGATTCACTACGCCCATGATTGCCTACCTCACCGCGTGGGCTTTCCAAACGGTGATTAATTTTGTCAAGCGAGGCTAATTTTTTGGAGTTCAATTATGGATTTTACCGCTATCACTGCAGCCATCGACGCGACCACTATCGTTGCCGCCATTTCAGCAATTGCCGCCGTTAAGATTTTGCCCGGTGTTGCCAAATGGGGTTACGGAAAAGTTATTGCGTGGTTCCGTTAATCGCAAACCACTAAGCCCCGCAAGGGGCTTTTTTATTACAGGGATTCAAACATGCTTATTTTATTTTTCTCTTTGATTCTCGGGCTCGTTACCGCCTCGGCAATAATTAAGGGGTTTTCGACAAATGATTAAATATTCTATTTTTCTTTTATCTCTTTATTCAGCATTCGCTTTTTCGAATTCAACCGAGTCATGTGGTGATAATGTTTTTTATACTAATTGCCCGCAATATATTGCAGCTTATACATCACCCACTTCATTTGCGTATTGCAAATCTACTGATAATAATGTTCTTAAGTCTATCTGTTGGACTTCTCGTTGTGAGTCCCCTTTCGTTAATGATCCTGCAAATCCCACTACGTGTTTATGCCCCGAGGGCATGCACTCCAATACTATAATTACTGGTTCTGGTACTGAACAGAATAGTTGTGTCGATGATGATGAAGGTGGCAACCCTCCGCCTCCTTGCGAAGATCCTACCCAAGTGCGTGACGTATTTGGTACATGCGTTAATCCGGCCGACCAATGCCCTAGCGGTTACCCAAAAGTAAACGGCTCTTGTGCTATTTGTCCTGACGGTTATAACAACGATGGCTCATGTGCGGCGCAAACTTCATCAACACCTACTTCTGCACCTCCCACTTCTGCACCGCCTACATCTGCACCGCCTACAAGCTCGCCTGATTCTGGTTCGTCTGGTTCTGGTGGTGATGGTTCTGGCTCTGGCTCTGGCTCTGGTTCTGGCTCTGGCTCCGGTAGTGGCTCTGGCGGTTCTGGCTCTGGTACAGGCACGAGTGCCGGCTCTGCAGCGTCTGCAGGTGCTGCAACTTCATGGACACCCGTAGCAGGTTACGGCAATTGGATTCCTGTTCCTGAAAATTCCCCATGCCCTAATAAATTTCAAGATTCAAATGGTCAATGGTGGTGCTCAGGTGGCAATACTCCGGCGAGCTCTGGCACCGCTACATCTTCCCCCTCAAATGGTTCTGCAGGTAGCGCGGGTTCTGCTGGCTCTGCCGCGAGTGCTGCATCAACAAGCGCCGAATCTTCAAGCGTTTCTTCTGATGGTGTTTCCGGTGGTGGTAGTTGTGATGATGCCCCCGTATGCGATGCCACCGAGGTTGAGTGCAACCAGCTTTTACAATTATGGGCTGCTCGCTGTGGGCCAAAACTTGATGATGGTTTTTTTGATCTCGATGAAGGGGCAGGGGATGTCACTTTCTCCAATTCTTTAACAGAATTTCAAAGCGGTATTGAAGCCAGTCCTAACGTGCAAGCCATTGATAATTTTTTCTCTTTTGGCGGCTCCGGCTCGTGTCCTGTGTGGCAAGTGAGCGCGTGGGTTTTTGAAATTGTTATTGATCAGCAGTGTTCGCCTAATATTCCGTGGGCGCTTATTTCAGGCATTTTGATCGCGGTTGCGTCGCTTATGGCCGCCCGTATTTCCTTTACCTAGAGGTCAATAAAAATGGAATGGTTACGTGAATATTTTATAGGTTTTAAAGACTGGCTTATTGAGGTGTTGTTGTGGATTCCTCAACAAATGTTCGACTTATTTTTACAGGCAATTCTAGGCCTTATTAATGCTTTGCCGCTTCCCGATTTCATCGTTGGCACGCGTATCGTTGATTATATTCATCCCGATATTTTATGGTTTTTGTCCCAATCCGGCTTGGGTATTGCCATGCCTATTGTCGGTTCTGCGTATGTTTTTTATTTCCTTCGTCGAGTATTAACCTTGGGTATTTGGTAATGATCGTATTTCATGAAGGCTTGCCAGGCTCCGGCAAAAGTTACGAGGCCTGTGTTATGCATATTGTCCCTGCGCTAATGGCTGGCCGTGATGTTCTTACCAACATCAACGGCATTAACCATAAAAAATTTGCTGAACTCACGGGCATACCTTTGCCCATTGTTCAGCGACAACTTATCTGTATTTCAAACTCAGAATGTGACGACGAAGAACAACGTTTAGAGCTGGTAAAAGCTGATATCTTAGAAAAAACAAAAAAGGATTCCTTGGTTGTCATTGATGAAGTTCAAGACATACACCCGACTAAGCGCCAGCCGCTTTCGCCGGAATGGTCCAAGTACATTGCCAGTCATCGCCATGAGGGCTTAGATATTGTTTTAATGGGGCAGGATAGGCGAGACGTTCACCCTATTTGGCGCCGCCGTATTCAGCGCCTAATTACCTTCAATAAATTATCCGCGGTTGGTGCTGAATCGTCTTACCGTTGGGAGTGCCTCGAAGCCACCAGTCCTGAGAAATTCAAGAAAGTCACTAGCGGGATTCGTAAATATGACAAGCAATACTTTGGGCTTTATCTTTCCCATACTCAGGGCACAAAAAACAAAACTCTCTACAAAGATGACCGCGCTAATATTCTTAAAAATAAAAATTTACAGCTCGCCGTTGTCGCATTTATTGCGCTGGCTTATTTTGGGATTACGCGCACTGTTGCGTTTTTCGAGCCTAAAGAAATCGCCCAAACCGTACAGGCAGCAACACCGCAAAAGGTTGCCGAAACGTTACCCGTAAAGCACCAAAAGCTTAAACAGTCCTCTAGTGCCCAGAAGCCTGAGCCGCCACCTGAGCGCCCATCTATTGATATTTTCGACAAGGAAGCGCGTAAGGGACGCCTGCGTCTGGCTGCTCTTGTGTATGCAGGCGACAAGCTTTTTTTTCGTATCGAGGTTATGGACAGCTATAATCGACTGTATGCCGTTTATGATTACGATTCCTTGCGCGATCTGGGTTGGCAGGTTGAAAATAGAGACTCAGGTATTAGACTTTTTAAAGCTGGCCTTGAATATATTGCTAGACCGTGGCAACTTGAAAATAGTTATGCTCAAGTAAATCGGCGTCAAGCCGAATCACTGCGCCAGTAAATCGCCGAGCGAAGCGAGCCGATTTACCAGCAGCGATTCATAAGCCCGTAAAACTTGGCTTCTATATTGCTCTATACGCCTTGAGGCTTGCTATTATAGGGCCAGCCGTAAAAGTGCACTGTAAGTGGGCTGTTGTGGTGCTGCTGTGCATAGTACGCGCTTTTGTGGGCCTTCCTGAATTGCGCATAATGTA